CGTCGGCGTCGTCGGCGTCGGCGTAGGCGGCGGCGGCGTCGGCGGCGGCGGCACTTGCTGCGGCGGCGGCGGCGGCGGCGGCGTCGGCGGCGTAGGCGTAGGCGTCGGCGGCGGCGGCGGCGGCGTCGGCGGCGTAGGCGTAGGCGTCGGCGGCGGCTGTCGACCTAGCATGTTGCGCTGCTTCCTTGCTGCCTTCCTGTTCACAACGAACCGCTGCCGCTTCGAGTTTATCCGCGTGCGCGCTATTGCGCTTTTTGGCGATGCGCAATGCACGCGGGACGATCTGACGTATCGTCTGCTCGACGACGATACGCACAAATAATGCTTGATCGATGCTATCTGAGCCGAGCTGTGCGATCGCCAGCTTGCGCAGTCCCGACGTTCGGGCAGCATCGCTGCTCCATTGTGCGTCGTTAATGCGTATCTTGTACCTACGCACCGCCGACCCGACGCACGACGGTTGATCGGAATGTGGCAAACCCATGGCATAGCACACCGCCGCCTCGACGCACATACCGCCGAGCTTGGGCTGGCCGAGCCCCTTGACGAGTCCGGCATCGACCGTGTCCAGAACGCGGCGGGCGAGTGTTTCATTCAATTCTTGCATGGCGTGTCCGTTGCATGGTTGATGTGTCCACATTACCACGCGTAAGCACAATGTCAACACTTTATCGCAAACTATTTACCAATACGCGACGATACGTACCGGGCGCTCCTACGAACTCTCCGCACAGCGGGCACTCCAAACAGTCATGAAAATCGTTGCAATCGTCGCACCAGTGACCTGAAACACCGTCCGCGTGCACGATCCACGCAGCACCTTGTGACCACGCACCGCAATCAGGGCAAAGTAATAAATCGTCGGTCGATGACGGCGGCGCCGGTGCGAAACTGTTGCAGTTGTCCAGCAACTGCTTAAGTGTTGTGATCATCAGTCCTTGCCCCACCGGTCGGACACGGCACCATCGGCGTCCAGCGGCAAGCCTGGCGCCCACGTCGGCGCGATGCGCATGCGGGCCAGCAGCTGCTCTTTGCGTTGCTCCGCGCGCTCGCGCGGCACCTCAAGGATCGCCTCGTCGTAGACGCGGTGCACGATCTGCTCGATCGGTGCGACGTCCTTGAGAATCTCCCAAAAGAAATCGCGCGCGAGCCCTTGCGTGAGGTTGTTGCTTAGCACCTTGCGGTCCAAATGCTCGAAATACCCCTCCGGTTTGCGGTACATCGCCACCGGCACCGTCGCGCCCGGCTCCATCATCAACTGCGCGTCGTGGTAGCTGATATCGCGCCCGGATGGCAGGCACATGCGCAGCGCCATGCCTTCGCGTACGAACGTGATCTTGCTGCAGCCGCCGCGGCCGATCGGTACGTCGACCGCCTTGCCAGGCGCATCAAGCGCGATCATCGCGGCGTACTCCAGCATCGCCCACCAGCGCTCGAACGCCGGCCGCGCCGCACGCCAAGCGTCGACGCTATCAATAGCTGCATCTTCGGTAATGGCCACACCGTAGTTACCCGCACCGGCAACCACCGCGCCGGCGCCGCCGCCGTACTGGCCGAGCAGAACGATCACTTTGCCGACTTGTCGCATGTCTTTGGTCACTTCGTCGTAAGACACGCCGTATATGCCCATCGCCGACACTTTGTACACGTCGATACCGGCCTCGTAGGCGGCCAGCAGCTCTTCATCGTTGGCCAGCCACGGCGCCATGCGCGCTTCGATGCCCGACAGGTCGGCGGCGATCAGCGTGTGCCAGAGCGACGTGGCACAGAACAACTGGCGCTGCGCGTCAGCCATCGCGGCCAGCGCCGGGCCGACGTCGGGCTGCGACAAATACACCTTGTCGCGTGCCTTGATGGCGGCCATGATCTTTTCACAATCCTCGCGCGACTTGCCCGGGCGCGGCCGGGCGACGTTGAGCAGCTGCACGTCACCGCAACCCATTGCCGTGTCGCGACCGGTCAGCGCGCCATGGAATACGATGGCATGCGTCATCCGGCCATCGACGTGCGCACGCAGGATCGCACCGTGCTTTTTAGGCGCGCGCGAGGCGTCCAGGCGCAGGTTAAGGATCTCGCGCAGCTCGGCGGTCACCGTGTCTTTACCCAACAACGTTTTCAGCGACTCGCGCCCGGCGTCGGTCAGCTCCGACCCCATGTCGCTCGCCAGATCCTTGATCTTTTCTATCTCGCTGGCCGCCATCACGGCGCCGTCGGTCAGCACAGTGATCTTGTAGTCGATCAGCGCCTGCTCGTACTCGGCCAGGTCGGCCATGGCTTGCGCCGCCTGTACGTCCACACCCAGCCCGCGCTCGTTGATTTGCATGTCGAGCACGTAGAACGCCTGCTCACGCGCCGGCAGCGGCCTTGTGGCGTTCCATAGCCCGATCATCGCGTCAACGTCCGTGATGTTGTAGGCGCTCTGCACCGCAAACTCGTTCGGGTGCGTCTTGGGTGTCCACTCGGGATGTGTGGCCAGCTGCATCATCACCTTACCGCCCTCGGTATCCTTGCGAATGGGCAGGTTCGCTGCCTCGCAAGCGCGTTCGAGACTACCGGGCAGGCCGTTGTACCGGGCGCGCGCGGCGCTGCAGCGCATCTGCTCGCGTGCCATCGGCGTGATTGCTTTGTAGTCACGCACAATGCAATGGTTCCAGATGGCGTAATCGAACGCCGCGTTGTGGGCGACGATTGGCGTGCGATTGGCCACGTGATGAATGACGGCGCCGGGCAACGGGTCGCCGATCAGCCAGAGCTGCGTTTCGCTTTCGCCAGGTAGGCGATAGGCGAAACTGTTCGCCCGCGTTGACGGATCGCGCAGGTAGCGCCCGAGCCCATGCAGCTTCAATTCGCAGTTCGACGTCGTCTCGAAGTCAAGAAATAGCTCGTTGTGGGTCATGCTTTGTACTCGGGGTCATAGCGGAACGCGCGCAGCTCGCCATCGCGCAGGAAACGTATTGTCGTGATGAATACGGCGTTATCTTGGTATTTTGTAAGCGTAATGTCAACCGGCTTATCAATCAGATCACGCATGAGCAACGCGCGATGCGCCTCGCCGGGCAGCTTGCGCCCGGTGGCTAGTTCAAAGAATTTGCGCGTGTAGGCATAGAACGCCCCATCTTGCGCCGTGCGGTCAAAGTCCAGGCGCAGCTTGCATGGGCCCAGCTCGGTCGAGTAGTCGATACGCAGCTGCGAGTTGCCCAGCGGCGTCAGCACCATGTCTTCGACCGTCGTGGTCATCGTCTGCGCGCAGACCTCGTCCACCAGCGTGACGTCTTCCTCGTTGTGCAGTAAGTAGCTGTCGTCGTCACCGATCAGGTTTTGCGCGCCGCGGGCGTGCTTTTGCACCACGTAGAGATAGCCTTGGCGCGGGCGACCACACTGCCGACACGTCAGGTGTTCAGGGTCATTCCAGTAGCTGCACGGTTCGGGCTTGTACGTCGTGCCATCGTCATCCGCGGTGAACCCGTCAAGCTTCAACACCATGCGTAAATCCACCTCATCGGGCGGCGAGTGCATCGGGAAACGGATCGCCGAACGCTCGCGCGAGGGCAACGCACTCCCGTCCTTGGCCCGCGGTGCGTTCGGGTTGATCGTGAGCTGATCCGAGCACGCCCACATGCCTTTGCGGCTGTCGCCGTTGTCGCGATCCTCGTTGAGCGCGCCATGACGGGAAAAGTTGCCACCGGCATCGAGCGCCAGGCAGTCCACCTTGCCCTCGTACACGCGAAAGCCGCGCCCGACGATCTGGCGCCACAGCACCAGCGAACGCGTCGGGCGCAGGCACACCAGGCAATCGACAAACCGTGCGTTAAAGCCCGTGGTGAGCATCGCCACGGACACGATGTGCCGGTGTGCGCGTTGCAGGTACGCCGCGATGCCATCGACGCGTTCGCTCTTGTCCAGCTCACCGTGGATGATCACCGAGGACTCACCGCGCTGTTCGAGCGCGGCGTGGATCATCTTGGCATGCGCGATGTTCACCGCGAACCACATGAAGTGCTTGCGCTCGGCCGCGACGTCAAGCGCGACCTCGACCGCCTCCTCGGTGACCTGCATAGCACGCAGCGCCAGCTCGTCCTCGTCGTAGTCGCCGCCTTTGGTCTTGATGCCGTCCAGGTTGATCTGTGGGAAGCGCACTGGTGGGGCGTTGATCCGTGCAATCACACCCTCGCGCACCAGGCGGTTGAAATTGCGCCCCGACGTGTAATCGCACACCTTCACGTTGAACAGGCCGCACTGCGACAGCGGCACGACGCGCAGGCCCTGCATGCGAAAGTCCGTGCCGGTAAGCGCAATAAACCGAACGCGCGGGTTTTTTTCCTTGAGCACGTCGACGATCTTGCGCGCCGTCTTGGTCGACAGATCGAACGCGTGCGCCTCGTCGACGATCACCAGATCAAAATGGGCAAAGTGCCGGGCCTGATTGACGAAACTCTGCGGCGTGGCGAACGTGATCTGTTCGGTGCGCTGTTTCATGCCCAACCCGGCGCAATACACGCCGATGCGTGAGGCTAGCGCCGGCGCCAGATAGCCGGCCGCCTCGGCCGTATTCTGGCCGACCAACTCCATCGACGGGGCCAGCACCAGCACGCGGAACGTGGGCCAGCGCTGAATCGCCGCCTCGGCAATCAGCGTGGCTACCAGCGACTTGCCGCCGCCGGTGACGATCGCAGCGATCGGATGCGTATTCTCCGCCTGCACCAGCGCATCCATCACACGTGCGCACGCCTCGGCCTGAAACCAGTACGGCACCAAACGTGCTTTAAGCGGCGTGTGTGCTGACACCGTGCCTGACTCCCCGAAACCCATAGATTACGCCTTGGGCACGAAGTCGCGGACGGTCGGGTTCAAGTGGAACACTTCCAGAATGACCGCCTTGGTGTAAGCGCGCTCGGTGGGCCACCGCTTGCCGAACACCGGCTTGTCGTAGCAGGCGATCTGCTTGATGCGGCAGTACAGGCTCGCGTCCTTGCCCAGCTGCTGCAGCACCGGCAACGGCACGGGCTGCTGACAGGTGAGAAAACGCGAAGCCTCCTCGACGGTGAAATACTCGGCCAGGTTGACCGTCGAGGGGTCAAGCGTGGGCGTCGGTATCGCGGGCGTAGAGAACGTGGGTGTGCGCTTAACAATCGTCATGGCGTGTGACTCCTTGGGCGTAAGCTAAAGTTTAAGGCTTGGTCAGCGTATCGTCAATCTATTTCGCCGGGTAGCATAGGACGTTTAATAGGAAAAAACGCGGGCGGGTCCGATACCGTTTCGTGCAGTATTTGTTGGCCCATCACGAATGGGCCGGCGACAAAGTATGTCCAGTCGCGGCACGCTAAAACGGCTTGCTCTTTGGTGGGGTAAACGCCGCTCACCTCCCACGCCTGGTGCGGACCGTCAAAACCGGTAACCGGCTTGTATATCGCGCGAATTTGACCGACGAGCCACACGTGGCCACCATTTTGATACTGTAAAAAACTGTTCACGACGTTCTCCTAGTGCACCTTAGCGACAGCATGCGCGGCAAACGGATTGATAGCTTGCGTCAATGGATCAGGACTATCGTTATCACCACGGCTATCGAGCGGCACATAGTCGATCGGTGGGTAATACACGTTGCCGTTGTATTTTTTCTCGGACGTCCAGCCACGGCTGCGCGCCCACTCGGCGACCTTTTTGGGCTGAATGTCGCGGTTGAGTCCCGACTGCTTGATCTGCGCCAGCACGTGCGCACTGCGCACCTTTTGCGTGTCGCTAGCCAGTAAGCGATCGAAGATGGGTAGCAGCCACTCATCCAGGCCGTCGGTCGGCGTGCCGAACCCGCGGCGCATCTGTTCCTTGGTGAACGCGTCCACCGCGCGCGCTGCGGTCGCCGCCAGCAGGCCGTACGTGTCCTCGTTTTCGCAGAACCGTTCCTTGGCCTCGGCCAGCAACTGCGGCACCTCGACCGTCCAGGTGTGATCTATCTCGTGCGTCACCATCACCGGCATGAACCGGCGGTTGCCTGTACTGTCGTTGTTGAGTTCGTGCTTGTTGGCCGTGCCGATCAGTACGAACCGGCGCGGGTGCGGCGCCGCGCTGACCTCGTACAGGTCGCGGTAGACGTCGTCGCTGTTGGTGGCCCATGTCTTGACCGCTTCCACGTCGCGCTTGGCGTGTCCCGACATCTCGGCCAGCTCGGCGACCATCGAGGTGCGTGCCAGCAGGGACATTTTCACCGGGTCGGCAAACTCGATAGCCGGTGTGGCCGGGCAGCCTACCGCGGCGGCAAGTGCTTTGACGAAATGGCGCGACTTGCCCCAGCCTTGCGTTTCGCTGATCAGCACTGGCACCACGTCATGTGACGCGCCTGGCGCCAGCTGGCGACGCACCAGGCCGGCGAACAGGTACTGACCGGTGGCCGTGAGCGCGGGGGACGGCGGTGCGCCGCATACGTCCTCGAACACGGTATCGAGTCGCGACACACGGTCCCACGCGGGCAACGCGTCGACAAAATCGCGCCACGGGTCGTAACTGTTGGAAAAAATGACCGTCGCCATCGCCGCCTTCACCCCCGCGTCGGTCATCCCGAGACACCCCAGCCGCGGCATCGCGAGCAGTATCTTGCCCGATTCGGCCTTGCTGACGTCGTTGGCGGTCGAGGTGGCCGCGTTGTAGCGCAGCGGTCGGCCCAGTTCGTCGTTTAGCGCGGCGAGCGCTGTGACGGCATTGGATTGGGGTGTCGAGCCTTTGCCCATGCGCTCGGGGTAGTCAATGGCGCCGTCCAGCCGGATCGCCGCGCGCGTCCACCGGTCCACCGCCGGCGCGGACTGTTCCTGAAACACGTAGAACGTCTGGTCCTTGTACGAGAAAATGCCGCGCTTGCTGCTGCGCGTGGTGAGCACGGCTTTCGTGAAATGCAGGGGCGTCAGGTCGTCGCGTAGCGCGTCATCGGGCGCGGCGCACGGATCGCCGGCGATGGCCTCCCACTGCGTCAGAATGTCGCCCACGGAGCGCAAACCGCCGTGCTCGAAGGCGATCAGCATGTCGCGCGGCAGCTGCTGTGCATCGCGCGCCTGAATCGCTGCGGTGGCCATCCGCTCGGCCGTCTCGTTGTCCCACCCCTGCGCCGAGGCGCGGGCCAGGTGCCAGCGGAAGGCGGCGCGGTTGGCCTCGGGTTTGCTGTGCTGCTTGGCCAGGCTGCGCATCGTCTCGACCTGGCGCAGCTGCAGCGTTTTCAGTGGCGCCAGCCGCGCGACGTTGATCATGCCATTTTCGGCGTGACCGGGCGGGCGTCCCATCGCGACGCTGCGCGGACGAATCACCCATTGCTGATCGTCGGGCACGCGGCGCACGACGCCCTCATGCAATATCGGCGCGGCCTCGAACAGGATGCGTTGTGTCTGGTAGATCGAGGCATCGGACAGCTGGCGCACCAGCAGCGCGCCGCTGCGACTGATCTTGATGTAACCCCGCCCACCAAGCCACTGATCGTCCTGCAGCCGCTTGGCCAGTTCGGGAATCTTCTGGCCGTCGGTCGCGGCGAGATAGACGTGCACCCCACGTAGTGCCCGACCGTGCACGTAGGATGAGGCCGAGGGGCGCGCGACGCGTAGCGCGTCCTTGATCCACGGCGAGCACGATTCGAGGGCGTCCAGCACGGCGTCGACGCTACGGAACTCCGAACCTTCATCGACGTCGACGTCGATGGGAAACAGCGCCTCGCCATAGGGCCAGGTGAATGCGCTACCGATGCGCGGGGTGCCGGGGTCGCCGTTCTCGGCGGCGCGGCGCGTGGTCAACGCGGTGTCGCCGTGCACGTTCAGGCCGCAGCACAACGCATCTTCGGCGGTGAGCAGCGGCATCACCGAGCGCAGTTGGGTGACGTCTTCGATCTGCAGTTTCTTGGAGAAGCCGGTCGCCATGTTGGCGATCGTGCCGGGTATCAGGGTGCCGTCGACCAGACGGAATTCCTTGGTCAGCGCACAGTTCGTCGAGGTCAGTACCGTGAAGGAAATACTCATAGCCGATAGACACCGGCAATGGTGGGTGATAGCATGGCGGCGAATTCCTTGGTGTGTTTTCTTAACGCCGCGCCTCACTCGCGCGGCGTTTCTTTGTGCGCGTTCGGTAGACGCTACGTGAAACCGCGTGTGATGTCAAATATCACGGGTAGTTCGCAAACGCCCTGACGCATGCCTTTGGTAAGCTATCAGTAAGGGTGCGACAGTAAGGCTATATTATGCTTACATTTTACACAACTTGTAGTTAACACCCCTTTATTAAACTACTATATTCTATTTACTCCTTACCTTATGACTCTAATTCTATAATCTAAAGGGAAGAGTTAAAGTATAAAAAGTAAAGAGTAATACTTAATTATTATTCGTACATAGGTGGTTACCAGATCACGTGGGTAAGGTCAGTTCAGTAAGGTTATAGCGTACTGATGGGTTTACTATTACATTTAACCGACGAATCGCCGAGGGTTGCTGATTGACGCCGCGTTGACGGCGCGCTAACGTCAGCGCCATGGATACGTGCGCTCTCGATACGCGGCTGTGGGACCTGGATTGTGATTCTGCAGGCAACTGGCGTACCGTGGGCGACGCTACCGGCAGCGGCAACAGTCCCACTGGGCCCGGCATGCGCCTTGCGCAGGACGCCGCGACGCGGTGCCTCAGCTTCGCCGGTGAGGTGTACTACGACACGACGCAGGGCGTCGGTTACACGCAGATCCTCGGCGGGCCGCCGAACATGGCCGTGGTCAACAACGCTTACCAGTCCGAGGCACTCAAGGTGCCCGGTGCCGCGCAAGCCCTGTCCAACCTCACGTTCACCGCCGGCAGCCAACGCAAGGTCACCGGCGCACTCACCGTGACCGACATCACCGGCAATGGCGGCGTCGTCGCGGTATGAGCTACCAGATCATCCCGCTACCGGTCCAGGCCAACTGCGCGCTCTCGGCGGTGCTGGACGGCCTCGACGCGCAAATCGTGCTCACGACGACCGACTACGGGCTGTTTGCCGACGTGGTCTACAACGGTATCCCGGTCAGCAGCGGCCGGCTGTGTCTGGACCGGGTCGACATCAACCCGAACCGCTACAACGGCATGCCGCAAGCGCTGTTCTTTGCCGACTTGCAAGGCACCACCGATCCGGTGTGGAGCGGCTTCAACACGCGCTACGCGCTCTGCTACGGCGAACCCGCCACCAACGGTGGGACGACGACCGCGTGAGCCACCACGGCCCGCACAGAGCGGCTCAGGAGCATTCCGTACTAGCAGCGGGCGGCTGACGTGCATGCTCAAGTCGCTCACCGTGACCCTCATCGGCGCCGATCGTGGTACGGCCATCACACTGACCGAGCTGTCCGCGATGGACGCCGACCGACACGCACGCACCGCGCTGGCCGCTATCGGCGAGGCACCCGATGGCGGCATTGTCGACCTGGCGCTGGTCCATCTCGAACGCGTGCGCGCGCTCGGCCCGCGCGGCCTGGCGCTGCTGCAGCCGTTCCTCGGTGAGGCGCAGCATCAGGCGCTAAACGACTGGCGCAGCGTGCGCCAGCTGCAGAATGCCGCGCTACTGTTGCACGTCGGGTTCCTCACGACCCGGGCGCCGATCGAGGTGCCGGTGCGCATCCAGGCATTGATGATCGAACGCGCCGGCGACGTACAGACCGCCTCATTCTGCTGCGCCCAAATAGCCACCGTGCTACTCTCCGGCAAAGCCACGTACCGCGAGGTCGAGACGGTGCTTTCGACCGAGGACGTGTACAACATCGTCGAGCTGCTCAACCTTGACGCGCTTCGTCGTCTGCTGGACGCCGAACGCCCGCCAAAACGCTAACCGTACCACCAGGGACCGCCAACCCATGACCGACGCACACGCACTGACCGACGTTTACGGCCTCGGCCGCGACACGGGCAAAACCTATCGCATCGCGCGTATCGACGCGCTCACCGTCGCCGGTTACGTGTTGCGACTGGTCGCCGCGCTGCGGGTAGACTCCTACGAGGGGCTACTGGCCGAGATTCAGTCCAGTGTCGAGAAACAGGAAGCGCCGATCGACACGATCATGACCGTGCTGCAGGGGTGTGACCCCGTCGCCATTCACGGCCTGATCAAGGATCTGCTCACCCACGTGCTGATCAGCCCCGACCCGCAGCACCCGAGCGCCAACCGCGCCATGCAGGGCAACGAGATTGAGGACATCAAGACACTCGGCGCCATCCTGATGACGCTGTCCTCGCTCTATTTCGGCCCCGCAGGCTAACCGGTGTCCGTGCCGGCCGACGCGATCAGCCTGCCCACGCTGCCCACGGTGGTGGCGCTCAACGCGCTGTCGCTGGTAGCCTCGGCGCTGCCCTCGCTCAACCCGCCGACACCCATCTACGCCATCGTGGCCAGCGACACGTTCATCCCGCTGACGCTGCCCGACTCGTGGGGCGAGTTTTCCTACCGCTACGAGACGGCACTTAGCGACTACCCGCAGGAGCAGGGCGCCTTCCAGCCGTACAACAAAGTGACCCGGCCAGTCGGCCTCACCGCGACGCTGATCAAGACCGGCAGCGACCTGGCCCGTCTGACGTGGCTACTAGCCATCCAGCAGCAGGAAAGCCAGAACCCGACGCAGCTGTACACGCTGATCAGCCCGCAGGGCATTTACACCGACTACGTGATCGAGGGCATCGCCTATAACACCCGCAAGGAACGCGGTTCGAACATGCTGTATCTGGAAATCGCCTTTCTGCAGATTCCGCAGATCATCTCGACCGACGGCTCGTTTGCCAACACGCTGGCGCCCAAAAGCTCCCCGGTCGCGCAGGTGGGCCGCGTGTTCACGCAGGGTGCCACGATGGCGCAGACGGGTCTGATCAACGCCAGCAGCGTCATCACCGGGGGTTGAGCCATGGCTAACGAACAGGTCGTCGACGAGCTCGTCGTCAAGCTTACCCTCGATGACAGCCAGTACAAGCAGGCCGACAAGGCAAAAAACAAGCTCATCGACGGCACCGAAAAAAAAGAGCGCAGTGCCGACGCTGCGCGCGACAAGCGCAACAAGAACCGCAAAAAAAGCGACGTCGATGAAAAGCGCTCCGAGGGCGACCGGCAGAAGCGGCTGGGCCAGACGGAGAAAGCGGTCAAGCAGCTCGGTTCGACGCTCAAGGTATTCGCGCTGACGACCGCGGCCGTGTTCGGCATCGGTGCAGGTGTCGGCGGCATCGTAAACGCGATTACCAACCTGGCCGGCTTCGAGACGGGGCTGCGTCGCGCGGCGGTGAGCACCGGCATGTCCAATCGCGAAATGCAGGCATGGGGGGCGACGGCCAAGCGCCTGGGTGCCGACGCCGATAGCGGCGCGGCCGCGATCGCGGCGCTCGCACGGGAACAGAAGCAGTTCAACATCACCGGCGCCGGGCCGACCATGCAGGCGCTGCAGCGCATGGGCGTCAACATCACCCCGAACACCAAGCCCGAGGATGCGTTAGAGCAGGCGCAGGCGATCTACAAGCGTGCGCCACCGGCACAACAGCAGCAGATGGAAGCGCAACTGTCCGCGCAGGGCGTCAGCGACGACTTGATCGTGATGATCAAGCAGGGAACCGACGTTCTCGAAACGTACAACCGATCGTTGGCCGACTCGACCGAGGAAAACAAAGCCTCGATGGCGGCGCTTAACGACGCGTTTACCTCGCTTAAGCAAGCGTCCATCGCGCTGGGCGGCGTGCTGGCGACGGTCGCGACGCCCTACATCAAGGAATTCGGTGACTGGGTACACAGCATCGCCAGCGACCCGCACCAGATTGACGCGTGGATATCCAAGACGTCCGCCGCATTCACCGAGTTGGTCAAGGATGCCGGCATACTGGCCGACGGCATGAAAGCCGCGTGGGCGACGGTCAACGACATTGCGCACCCGGTGAACCAGGCGAGCCACGCCGTGGCGGGGTTCTTCGCAGGGACGGCGAATAGCATCCACGCGGCCAACCCCGACAATAAGGGCACACCGGGCGCGTTGATGCTGCGTCGCATGCTGCATAGCATGGGTATCGGTGATAATCCCGATATCAACGGCTTGAGCGCACCGCGCAGTAGCTACGCTGACAGTTTGACCGATACGCCCGTCGCGCCTGGCAGTGGAAACGCGCCTGGCAGCACAGGCTCTGTCTCGGTATCGGACTTCGCGCAGATGCTGACGCAACGCGGCATGACCCCGGCGCAGGCCGCGGCCGCTGCGGCCAACGCAGCGCGCGAAGCGGGCGATGGTCACGGCGGCATCAATCCGGCAGCACTGAACCCTAGTGGCGGCGCGTCGGGCGTTTTCCAGTGGCTCGGGCCACGCAAGGATGCGTTCCATGCACAGTACGGTGTTGATCCGAACCAGGCGCCGTTGTCGCAGCAGCTCGACTTCCTGTTCAACAACCCGGCCGAGAAAGCCCGCATGCAGAAAGCGTTCGCCGGTGGCGGCGATGCGCAGGCGCTGGGCACGCGTTGGTCGCAGCTGTTCGAGGCGCACGGCAACCAGGCTGAAGACATCAAGCGCGGCCAGCTCGCCGGGCAGCTCGCTGGTGGACCGAACGCACCCAGCGGCACGCCAACCGACGCGACGACGCAGATCAACTTGAACGGTCCTATCACGGTCAAGGCCGATAATCCCGGCGACTTCGTGTCCGGCATCACGCGCATCGCGTCCGTGCAGAACTACCAATCGGCGAACCGATAAAGGATCACTATGAACGCCAACCCTTTTTTTAATATCCCACGCGTGAATGAAGTCACCAAGCAGACGCCGTGCGGGACGTATCTAATCACACGGGACGCCGAACCCAACGCCGTGCAGATTATGCGTGTGTGCAATAGTCTCGACGGGGCGAATCGTTTGACGCACCGCGAACTGCGGAAAATACAAGAACAAGGGTTTGTACTGCGCAGCGAGGATTATCTTGATGTCGATTCGAATCCGGTGCTAATCGACAAAACGTACTACAGCGCGATTTTTGACCACGTACGATGACTGGCGCGGCCTTTCCCGATCGCATCCTGCAGGTCGTCGTGAGCGTCGACCGCCCCGATACGTCCGCCGGCGCGGCGCCCGGGGCGACGAAGACCACGACCTACACCTGGCAGCTCAACCGCATACGCGTGTCCATCCGCTACGGCGGGGCGCAGTTCGGCAACGCGCACATCACCGTGTATGGCGTGCCGCTGCAGGACATGAACAACATCGCCCGGTTGTGGCTGGAAACGATGACGCCGCAGACCACCGACAGCGTGACGGTCAACGTGTGGAATGGCCAATCCTTTTCCCCGCTGTTCTACGGCACGATCACGTGGTCGTCGGTGGACGCCTCGGCCATGCCGGCGGTCGCGCTGGTCCTCGACGCCAACTCCGGGTTCAAGGCGGCCAGCACGCCCGCGGCACCGTACGCCAGTAGTGGGCCGGTATCGCTCAAGGACGCGCTTACCACGATCGCCACGCAGGCCGGTTACACGGTGAATTACGCGGCCAGCGCGCCGAACTACATGGTGACTACGCGCGTGACGGGCTCGGCGCTCGACCAGATCGCCGCGCTGATGCGCCACTTCCCGGATTTAACGTGGGTGCCAGTACAGCAACAGATCCTCGTGCGCGCCGCGCTTGCGCCGCAATTCACCGATCCGGTGCGCATCGCGGTCGATACCGGCATGCAGGGCGCCCCGGTGTATTCCACCAGCGGCCTGCAGATCGCGACGCTGTTCAATCCGTTGATCATTCCCGGTACGGCGCTCAACGTCGTCACGGCTTTCGACTTCGTCAACCGGACGCAATGGGTCGCGCACGTGCTCGCGCACGAGCTCGACGCCAACATGCCCGGCGGCCAGTGGACCACCAGCATCGCCGCCAACGCGTTCGGCGCCAACGGGAACAACAATGGCAACGCCCCCGCCGTCTAAATACAATCCCGAATTCGCCGCGCAGTTCGACAAGGACCAGGCGCTCGATTACGTGATCCGCAAGCTGCTGCGCGGCATGCACACGGCCGATCTGGTGCAGGTGCTGGCCGTCACCACCGGCACCACGGCGGTCGGCTTTCTGACGGTCCAGCCCGTCGTGCTGGATCAGGACACCAACGGCTACGTGCTGACGCAGACACCGATCTACAACGTGCCGTTCATGCGCTACCAGTCCGGCGCCTCGGCGATCTTTATGGACCCGGACAAGGGCGACGTCGGGCTGTGTCTGTTCACCGAGCGCGACACGTCCGGTGCCAAGGCGCGGGCTATCGCCGGTCAGCCATTGCCGGGCGCCGCTCCCACCGACCGCACACACTCTTCGGCGGATGCGTTTTACATCGGCGGCGTGCTCAACGGCGCGGCGACGCAGTGGATCAAGTTCAAGCCGAACGGCGCCGGTATCGACATCACCTCGCCTGGCGCGATCACGATGGAAGCGCCAAGCAGCAACATTACACTTACCGCGCAGGCGGTCGTGATCAACGCACCGACGCAGATCAACAGCACGCTGACTACGACCGGCAACATCACCGCACCGGACATTCTGCTAGGGCCGTCGCAGTTCAGCATTCTTAACCACGTGCATACCGGCGGCACGCTGGCGGGCGGTCTGACCGGTCCACTACAGGGATAGCTACCGGCGAACGGGCGCGTATAAATCCCTAACACAACGTTCACTTAATCGGTAAACTTGCCCCATGCCCACGACGCCGACCACCAACGTTCCGCTGCCCGTCTTCACCACGACGGGCCTGCAGATCAACAGCGAGCAGTCGATTCTCACCGGCGTGCTAGCCGATTACGTCCAGGCGTTCGCCACGACGGGCAAGAGCCTCACGACCGCGCTGACCACGCCGCAGGGGCAGCTCGCCTCGGCGCAGTCCTACATGGTGGCCAACTTCCAGGCGCTGCTCGCTTCGTTCATCGCGCAGGTGGACCCGCTGACGAGCTACGGCGCGTTTCAGGACGCGCTGGGGCGTATCTACTTTCTGACCCGTCAGGCCGCGACGTTCGCGACCGTGTCGGCGATCGTGTTCGGCACACCCGGCGCCACGCTGCCGGCCGGTTCGCAGGCGGTGAGCAGCGTCGATAACTCCGTGTGGGTGACGCAGACGGCGGCTGTCTACAACTCGCTCAGTCAGGCGCCGGTGACCTTCGTAGCGACCATGGCCGGCCCCGGCCCGACGGTCGCGGCCAACACGCTGGCCATCTACCAGCAGGTGCCCAACTGGACCGGCATCACCAACGCGGGGGCCAATACGCCCGGCCTGCCGGTGGAGACGCGCCAGAATTTCGAGACGCGCCGCGCCGCGTCGGTGCAGATCGGTGGCGTCGGCCAGGCCGTCAACGTGCGCGCCGCGCTGGCCAATGTACCCGGCGTCACGGATGTCTATGTTTACAACAACGGCGGCAACACGCCGATCACCTACGGTGCGACGAACTACCCCATCCCGGCGCACTCGGTCGCCATCAACGTCACGGCGCCGGGCGTCAGCGCGGCCACGATCGCTGCGGCGATCAATTCGAAGCTTGACTGCGGCTGCGGCATGTCGAGCCAGTCGTGCGTGACGGCGACGATTCAGGACACCGTAAACTACGCGGCGCCCTACCCGACGTACACGTACAGCTTCATGCTCAATCAGCCGCCGACGCCGCTTTACATGACGGTCAACGTCGCCAACCTGTCGACGCTGCCGGCCGGCTACGTCGCGGCCATCCAGAACGCCGTCGCGCAAGCCTTTCTGTTGGGCTGGGTGTCGCAGGATGGCACCATCACCGTGCCGCGGGCGCGTATCGGCGGCCAGATCGTCGCCAGCGAGTACGCCGCGCCCCTGCTGGCGCTGGGCAACATCACGCCGGTATCCATCTTCATCGGCACCAGCGCGGCGCCCACGGCCGGTACGTCGGTCACGATGGGTATTGATCAGCAGCCGCAGCTCTTGGCCGCGAACGTGTCCGTAAACGCTGTGACGGTGTAAGGCCGTCGCATGAGCAGTTATCTCGGAAACGTCGTCCAAAAGGAGTACAGCAACTCGACGACGTTGCTTGAGTTGCTGGCGTTCGCCGATCAGTGGATTGACCCGGCGCAGTTCGGCGCGACGTTCTTGGCGAACGTGTGGAACATCAATACCGCCGTCGGGTTCGGCCTCGACATATGGGGCCGCATCCTTGGCGTGAGCCGTTACCTGCTGGTGAACCAGCCGACCGCCGGCAATTATTTTGGCTTCAACACGGCCCCCACGGCGGCGAACGTGAAGCTGGGCACCGGCAATGGTGTTACGGTGACATTCGGCATCGTCGGTGTGAGCGGTACGCCGGTCACGCCGCTGGCCGGCGCGGTGTTCACGATCAACGGCGTACCGACCGCACCCGCTTTGCAGACTGGCACCAACGTCACGTTCGCGCCCGCGCCCGCGAATGGCGCCGTGATCCATTTCATCGGCACCTACAACCAGACCGGCACCAACTGGCAACCGTGGGGCCAAGCGCCGTTCTACAGTGGGCCGGCCAACGACGTCGTGTCGTACGCGCTACCCGATCAGTATTATCGCCAGCTGCTGCTGGTCAAGGCGGCGGCGAACATCGCCCGGTGCGACTGCCCGAGCATCAACGCGCTGATGCGCGCGATGTTCGGCACACGAGGCGCCTGCTACGTCGGGTTCGATCCGGGCAACCCGATGAACATCGCCTATCACTACGGCTTTTTTCCTACACCGGTCGAGCTGGCGATCATTCAATCCGGGCTGTTCCCGCAGCCGGCCGGCACGATAGCGACCTACGTTTATGCGACACTAAGCTATGTGCCGTTCGGGTTCTCGCCGGCCGACCGCGGCGCCAGCCCGACATTCGTCAAGGCGTGGAGTGTGCCCGGTTCGCCGTTCTACATGCCTGCCAACGCTACACCCCTACCGTGAGGTCGCCCCATGCTCGTCGCTAACGCACCGCTTAAATTCCTCGCGCCATGGGCGTCACAGAACACGAACATATTCGAGTTGCCGCAGACTACGGCTGACCCGACGCGCGCCAGCCAAGCGCTCGGCTTTCCGCCCGAGACGATGCTGCCGCCCGAGTCTGGCGGTGTGCCGCCGCAGGGCATCGACTTCAACGCCGGCCTGTATCAGGTCGCGCGCATCACGTGGTGGCTGATGTATGGCGGCCCATTCGCCTACGACGCGACATTTGCCACGAATGCAGCGATCAGTGGCTACCCGCAGGGGGCGGAAGTGGCCTCAAGCGATTACGCCGGGCAGTGGCTCAGCACCGCCGACAACAACCAGGTGAACCCCGATACGGTCGGCACCAACTGGGTGCCCGGTTACACGTACGGTCGCACGGCCGTCGCGCTGACGAATGCGAACGTGACACTGTCGCCGCTGCAGGCGGCCAAGAAAATCCTTGTGTTCACCGGCACGCTGACGGGCAACGTCGTGGTGACGCTACCGGCTTGGATATACGAATGGGACGTGGTCAACAACACGTCGGGCGCGTTCACGCTGACATTGACGACCGCGAGCGGTTCCGGTGCGGTTATGCCGCAAGGCGGCGCATCGCGCATTCGTGGCGACGGTACAAACATCAATTTCGATGCCGTCAACGTGCCACCCGGTGCAACGCCCAACCAAGCGGCACAGCTGCAGCAGGTACAACCGCACATCGTGACGCTGTCGGGTAGCGGCAACTGGACCTGTCCGGCCGGCGTCACCGTCGGTTGGCTAAGCGGCTGCGCGGGTGGTGGTGGAGGCGGTGCGAGCGGCAGCAATAACACAGCGAACGCAGCGGCATCTGGCGGCGGCGGCGGTGGCGCCGGTCAACCGGTGATACGTCAGTCAGTCACGCTGGTCCCCGGCACGGTTTACGCGTATGTCGTTGGTGCGGCGGGCCTTGGCGGTGCAGCGCCAGCACAAGGTTCGGCATCGACCTCGGCAAACAACGGCACCGCCGGTGGTAATACGACGTTCGGTACGCTACTCACACTCACAGGTGGCGCGGGTGGCACCGCGGGTGCCGCTGGTGCCGCTAGCGGCACCGCTGTGCCTGGCGGCGGCGGCGGCACGGGCTACCCTGTAGGCGGCACAGCCAGCGATGGCGCGCCCGCGCCAACACTCAGCACCATCCCCGCATGGCCAGGCGTATCAGGCGCAGGCGCATCGTCGCCGTTTGGTGGTGGTGGTACGCCCACACGTAGTGGAAACGGTGCGAGTAATCACGGATTCGCTGCTTATGGCTTCGGTGCGGGTGGTAGCGGTGGTGGTGCTCCCTACCTTTCTGGTTCTCCGGGTGCCGTTGGTGGAGCTGGCGCACCCGGCACGTTGATTCTTGAGTATTGATCGACATGCCAAAAGCCAGCGCACTGACATCAATGCAGGGCATCGTCTTTTTGCTCGACAAGCGAGACAAACGCCCAACCGTCGAACTCCTCGATACGATACACAAAATCGCCTCTGATGCTATCGCGATATTGACGGAGCCGGACCCTGTTCGACGGCGGATCGGTTTCATTCTTTTGGCCATACAAGAAAGCACCCGATGCGACATAAAGATAATCAACAAGAAACGCATCACACGTGTGACCATCCTCGATCACACGATTTACAATTGGGCGCTTGAGGAAGCGCACGCGCTAGCTGTGCGCGCCGACCCTTAGCACAGGATGCTCGCATGCCATCGCCTGCCCGCTCCGTCTTCATGGCTTTTCTGGCGCTCTACATCGTCACGTGCGCGTTTGTGCTCGATTATCGCGTGGTCGAGGCGATCCTTTCAGGCCACGCCGATGACGTATCGAATAACACGCTACTCGGCGTGCTGCTCAGTGCGTGGAACAGCGCGGCGCTTGGCGTCATCGTGGGCTTTTTCTACGGCCGTAGCAGCGATAGCGACCGCAAGACCGAGCTAATTGGCGCCAGCACGCCACCGGCGAACGTATCGACCACGACGACACCCGGCAAGACGGTCACCGAGTCGACGCCCGCGCCTATGGCGCCGATCGTGGTTGAGACGCCGGTCGCGGTTGCGCCCGTCGTCGCGCCACCCGCAAGCCCCGCCGCGCCGGCCTCACCGAGGCCAGTATGAGTGACGACCCGCTCAAGCCCGTCGTCACCAAGTACACCAAGCGCGAAGGGTTGCTGCTGACGCTGCTGGTGTCACTGGCCGGACTCGCCGCGAACCAGCTGCACCAGAGTGACAAGAACAGTAGTGAAGACGAGATGCAGCACATGCGCGAGCGCGCGGCTGACGCGAACCACCACGCCACCGAGCGCTACGAGGATCTGATGCGGGCGTGCGGGTTGCCAGCAACGCCGAATCGTTGACTGGCGTCAAGCCGCCGCGTAGGCCGCGGCGAGTTTCCCGTTGTAGTTGTTCGCCGCATAGTTAGCGCCGTTGTACAGCTTGGCCACGTTGTCCCAATCGAGCAGCGTCAGCGCGTCGTGCAGTTCGTCGTTGTGCGTGATGAACTCACCGAGCAACATCACTTGGGTGTCCTCGTCGCGGGCCATCTGCAGCGCAAACGCCGCCGGTGTCAGCAGGAACGTCGCCGCGTTGTCGCCCATGATCTGCGCGATGCCCCACGAACACGACCGAACGGCCAGGTTGATATCGACCGCAGCGACCCGGTCAAACCGTGACCACTCACCGAGCCCGCCGACGTAACCGCCTGGCGTCGGGTTGCAGATGTCAGCCGTCAGCTCGGCTCGTTGCGCTGGGGTGGCCAGCCGGTAGACGTAATGGCGTTCAAGCAGGATTTTCGGCAGACCGTTGGCGTAGAACCCGTGCCCGACCGTCTCGACCGTCAGCAACGCCTGCAGGGCTTTCGGGTCGATGGCGAGGGTACCGGCCACGGTGTTCACCGCGTCGGCGCTCAGTGTCGTGAGCGCGGCGTTCGTGAGCGGACCATACACGCCGTCGGCGACCAGACCCGCGGCAGACTGCCAGCGCTGTAGCGCCTCGTGCGTCACAGCGTCAAAGACGCCCGACACGGTGGCACCGAGCCGAGACTGCAGAAAGGTCACGGGACGGCCAGACGCGCCAAGCACCAGCGGAGTATTGGCGTAGTTCATCGGACGGTTCCCGGTTCGATTACAGTGACTATGCGCAAGATGTGCGTGCGCATAGTATGGAACATACGATCAAGTGTATTGGCCACATTATCGTGCATGTACGCACCGCGCCAGGCACGCTCGACGAGCTCTGCGTAACGCCAGGCTGTTGCTAGCTGCGTCTCGGTCTTGCAACTAAAAAACACGTTGACGGCTTTAGCTAGTGCTTGCTCTTTGTTGACTTGCATGGCGTCAGTGCTGCGCGTCGTCGGCGAGCAGGTCGGCTTTCGACACCAGCACCGGCTCGGGCTGTGGATCGGTTGCCGGCTCGACTGATGCGGTTGGAGGCTGCGTGATCGGCGTCGCGGTCAGCGGCTCGGTCGCAGCGGCCTGGGCTTCGTGGCCAAGCGCCCCATTCACGACGTCCTCGATAACCGGCTCGGCGATGGCGACAATCGGTGCCGCCTCGGGGTGCGCGATGTCGACAGCAGCTGCGGCAACGTTAAGCGTAGCGTCTACAACCTCAACCGGTTCGCTAGCGGCCGTGTCGCTAGCGGCCGAGCTGTTAGCCGGTACGCCGGTCAGTGCAGCCTGCACCGTGGCATTCAGCTGGCCGATGACGGGCTTGAATTTGTCTGGCAGGTGCGCTGCGGCAAACGCGATGGCGGCACTCTGCATCGACATCATGAACGCGTGCAGCGCAAAGTCGGCGTAGTTCGGCGCCGCTTCCGTGCCGGGCGGCTTGCCGATGGTATTGGACACGGCCGCGGCGACGTTCAGCAGTTCACTGGCGCTGTTCGTCTCGCTGACATCGTTGCCGGCCTGGGCGAGCGTGTTGGCAAACTGCGCATGGATGCCGGCCACAGCAGAGTGGAAATTGGCGAGCGTATTAGGCGTGACGAGCGCGTTGGATGTTTCGGTGGTAGCGTTCATGAATGGTGTCCTTGGTGGGTAGAGAACGGCCTGCACGGCCGCAGTTAAAGGGTTGACACGTGGTGTGTAGCGCGTGGGTTTCACGGTGTCGGCTCCGTATGGTAAACGTCGATGCGCACGAACGCACGACCCGTGGCGAACGCCGGCCCACGCACCATAGCGATCCAGTCGATCTGCGAGTCGTCGCGCCATACCTTGTTCTTGGTCAGCGCGTCGCACAGCAGCTTTTCACGGTTGGCAATATCCCACACGCTATCGCTGATCGAACGCGGCGGGCAGAGCAGGATCGTCACGGCCAGTCGCCCGTCGATCGGCGGCGCAATGCGCCCGGTCGGCAACGCCGAGGACACGCTACGGCCATAAGCCCGCGCCGCGGCAGAAAGCAGCACGCGCTCGCCGAACGCACGCCAGATGCGATTCACCGATAACGGCCAGGGGAGGGCCAATTCGAGCGCGAGTGTGCTGTTATCGTCCGTCGGTGCGGGCGTCGCTTTCGCAAACAGCGCGGCATACTGCTTGGCGTCAAACATTTTCGGCGGCGCTTAGGCCGGCTGTGTAACCTTCGTCGTAGGCGCCCGCCTCGCTAGCGACGCCGTCGTCGTAACCACGTTGGTATACGGCACCGCCGTGTTCTAGACGGTTAATCGCGCTTTCAATAATCGGGCTGCTTTCTTGCCGACGTAGCAGCGTGACAAACTCATCGTCGGTCAGATTGTCGTGGATAGTGTGCATAGTTAATCCATCACCACGGTGTTGAGAGCTGCAGCACAGCGCTGCGTGTCGATCAGGCCGCCCGGTAACCGATCCTCGACGAGTTTCGCGTAACCTTGGATGTCGTGCCAGTTATCGGCATAGTTCGGGTCACCGGACAGCATCCGTGCGATCTTGTCGGCGATGACCGTCAGCGCCTGCTTATGCATCGCCGGTAACCGGTTCCAGCCCGGCGGCGCGCGCATGGCGTCTTGCAGTGCTTGGGCGATCGGCGCGTGATCGGCAAAATCGCCGTAGCGTCCGCCACGTTCGGCCAGTGTCTGCTCGACGGTTTGTTCGTTGCTCATGCTGTGGCAATCCTGAATAATGGCGCTAGGTGCGGATTCTCACCGCCGGTTCGTCAGGGTTGTCGCCCAACTGCGTCGCGCACGCCTCGACCTAGCTAAAAGAGCGCCCGCTAGATCAGCCGGGCGCGTGGTGCTTACTGCTGCGCGAACGGGTTGGCCGTCTGCGACGTCGCGGGTTGCTCGGTCTTGACGCCCGCAAACGGGTTCGACGGCTGCGACGTTGCGGGCTGTTCGGTCTTGACGCCCTCAAACGGGTTCAACGTCGACGTGCCCGCCGCGGCATACTTTTGGAACTCGTTGGCGGTCACGCCATCACCGATGCTAAGGCGCTCACCCGGGCCGGCGTCCATCACACCGGCTAGATTGAACGAGACGCCCTTGCGGTTGGTCGCCTGATGCGCCCACGGGAACACCGTCAGCGCGCCACGCACCCGGCGGCCGGGGTAGAACGTCGCCTTGATCGCATCCGCGCCGACAACAGGCTGTCCGGCCGTGTCGACCAACGTGGGAGCAAACTGCGTCGAGGCGCGCACCAGTAGCCAATCCTGCGGCACGCCCGGGATCGGTTTCTTGACTTGCGAGTGCACATTGACGCCGATTTCCAGACCCTGCAGATTGCCACCAGGTGCGACCGACTGGACGAGCGCCTGCAGGTCCTGCGTCGCGGATGGCGGGAACGCCAGCTGCACAAAATAGGTCGCTGGCTTGGTGGGACTCAGACGGTTGACGCGCGGCGCGTCGAGAGAGTTATAGAGCAAAATGCCGATGTGGTCGGTAAGCATGTTTGACGCCTCGATAGGTTGTCGTTGTGTTTCGAAGATGCCCAACTGGGGCGGAGTAAACGTAAACGGTATGACGCTAGAATGTCAAGCTAATTATACGAGCCGTTGCGTTATGCTGTCGCCATCTCAACACACTGGCGAACGATGATGGCACTCACGCTTACCGGCGCCGCGGGCGACGGCGTTACCGACGACACCGCCGCCGTCCAGGCGTGGGTTGATAGTTGCGTCGCCACAGGTCTGGCCGGTTATGTCCCGGCACCCGCGGTCGCTTACATGGTGACGGCACCCATCAATGTCACCGGTGGTTTTACCTGCCTGGGTGACGGCTGTGTGCCGTTCGTCGGTGATCTTGCCGCAACAGGTGTCATGCCCCAAGGCATGGGCTCTTGGTTCTATCTCAATCACGCCGGTATTGGCTTCAACGTACAAGGCGCTGCCAGTATCTCAGGGGTGACGTTCGAGAAAATCGGCACCTATCGCAACCAGCCCCCACCGAACGGCCAAGCCTATACGCCAGGTGCGTTTGATTTCGACTTCAGCATCAATGAAGCCGATGTGCTCTTTCGCGACATTGTTTTGCTCAATCCGACCAAGGGCATCGACATGCTCACGGCGGGCGATGGGCGGATCGTGGTCGACAACGTACGTGGCCAGCCGCTGCAGACAGGCATCCAGATAACCGCCTCCCTAGACGCCGGGAAGCTGGACAAAATCCACTTCTGGCCGTTCTGGAGCAACGACACCGGCGTTCGAACCTATATGAAGACCAACGGTACGGCGATCATCGCCTATCGTTGGGATGACCCCGATATCAGCAACTGCTTTGCGCTGGGTTATGCCGTGTTCTTACGCTGCTTGTCGAACACGTACGGCGTGATCAATGAGGCGTCAATCGTCAACTGCGACGCTAACGAGGGTGGCTGGTTCCTGTTGATCGACACGGCGGTCAATGGCGCGGCGCTGCAGATCAGCAACTGTCGCACTATCGCGCAAAACCAAGGTGTCGTTACACCGGTATGCAGCAGCATCCAGCTCGACGGCACCAATTGCCGCGTGATGATCAGCAATATGGAGATGCAGGTGCCGCAGGTTAGCTGCGTGCGTGTGCAGGGCAGCGGTAACACAGTCAGCTGCAGCAACGTCACCCTTGGTGCGTGGAACCAGTCCAACAGCGGTTACTGCGCGGTGGATGCGGCAACTGCGGGAAACACGATCATCATGCAGGACATCCCCGTCATCAGCCTGGCGCCGACAGGCGGCACGTCACTGTATAACGAGGCGTCCGGTTCGACGGTGCGTGCCACCCTTGCGCGCGGTCAAACGGTCGTTACACCTGGCAGCAACGGCGTTGCCACGATCACGCACAACGGTGGCGCGATCCCTCGGCGCGCGCTCGTCAACATCGGCGGCACGGCTGGTTATATGGTTAACCCTACCAGTATTTTTACCAGCACAACATTCGGCATTCAGGCGCGTCAACTCGTTCCTGGCGGCGCACCAGCGGTGACGGTTGCCGTGCCTATTTATTGGGAGGTGGGGTTTTAATCTCTACGACCATCACTCTGTTTCCTGCGCGGCCTCCACGCCGCTAATTAGGTCATCGTCTGTTATCCCCTTTCACGTACTGGCTGAAAATGTCCCGCACGACGTTGGGCGCGGGGTCTTCGAGTAGCGAGATGCGCGTGCTGCCTTGTGACGTGCCGATCAGTTCGTCGGCGATAGCTGGCGGTAACGCCTTGACGCATTCAGTCAGCGCGCACGGCTGCAGCAGGTCGTGACGGCCAAGGGCCAGCAGCGTCAGCGTGACGGTCTTTGGCTCTTTCCACATGCGGCGCCCGGCCTGGATCGTCACCTTGAACCGCTTGTCACCGATCTTGGCCAACCCCCGCACACGCTCGTCGACGTCCTCCATCAACGTCTCCACCGCCTTGCGAGCGCTCCACAAGGCGATAATCTCGCGGTCATCCATCGCCAGGATGTTGCGCCCGCCCGCATAGGCGTCGAGCGCCACCTGCAACGCGTTGTGGACAGCGGGGCACGCACCTTTACCCGGGCAATAGCGGCAGTGCTCGCCTGGCCGTGGCGCGCCCGGGCTCTCGACGGCCAGCACCTCGGCGCGTAGCTTGTCGCGTTCAACAGCGACCCACGATGGTTCAAGCTTGAGCACCTTGCCGGGCTGACCCAGCGGCACGCGCGGCTGATACACGGCCAGCCACACGCCGCCGAGTGTCTGCTGTAGGGCTAGCGGCAGCGCCTCGATGCTAGCCACCGCATAGGCGGCGAGCTGCGCGTTTGGGTCGTCCGGCCTGCCGACGTCCACATCATGAAACCCGTACTTGTAGTCGACGATGATCAGGATCCGCGCGCGCGGCAACCAGATGCGCAGATCGAGCGTGCCAAATAGCTGCGGGTGGATCGAGTGGATGTTCACCGGCGACTCGACGCTGATGAACGCGTCCGGCTCGTTGGCGGGTATCAGCGATCGGATGAACGTCACATAGTCGTGTCCGTGGTCGCGCAGCTGCTCGTTCCACGCCGCGGGCGGCATGTCACTTGGTACATTCAAACCAAGCGGCACCGCCTGTTCAGGACACGGCACACCGAACGGCTGCAGATTAAACGCCTGACCGACGCACCACTCGGCGACGGTGTGTGCACACGTACCCTCGGCAGCGGCGGGCGAGCTGGGGCTATCGGCAACGTTCATGCTCAGATGCACGCTCAACGGGCAGGCGCGCCAGCGCGCACGCGCCGAGAACGATAGCTTGGAATGTTTCGTAGCGGGGATTGCCATTAGAAGCCACCTGTGGCGATGTGCGCCGTCTCTTTTGTGCTTTCTAGATCGTCAACAAGATGTACGAGCGCAAGAATCAACTTGTCGCCAGTGAGGTCGCGCCACGGCGTACCGTAGCGTAGCGCCGTCATCGTGCCGTCGTCTTGTTGCAATATTTCATACTTGCCGTCTTCGAGTTTGATCGCTTTCGCCATGGCGGTTCCTTGGTTAGTAAACATAATGTAAGTGTTTTATCATCGGTTGGCAAGCGTGCGGTGCACTATAGGTGTGGGCTATCATGATGGCGTTTTGGATAGACAAACCGATACACTGCCGCCATGGCAGTCGAACCCATCAAAGCGTCCCTTGTTGCCGATCTGGTCGGGCTCATTAACGAGAACCTGGGGGCGCTGCTGCACGTTGTCATCGTCTGCTGTCCGGACTGCCGCGGTTCGGGTGTGACGTTCGTCGGTTCAACGCGTACGGAAATGTCGTGCGAGACGTGTGGCGGTGCGGCGGCGGTGGAACGCTACCAGCTCGACCAGGAAAAGCTGCGCAGCGAACGCTATGGGCGCCACATCGAGCAGTTCGAATACAAACAGGGTCAGTACGTGCCCAAATTCCGCAGCAAGGATAAAGCGTTTGCGCAGCTATCGCGGCTACTCGGGCTCGACAAGGCGATCATTGAACTCGGCAACAGTCTACCTCTCTCGGCCACGATCAGCGACGCTGACCGCGCTGCGTACGTGCATCAGCTGAAAGAGCTAGCACAGATGGGCTTGCTCGATGGGCAGTGAATCGTCAGCACTAGCCGCGCCGCTAGCCGCGCCGGTCGGCCACGTGCCGCTTGATCCGGTCGATTTCCTGATACAGGAAGCTCGCACCAACTACGCCGCGTTTATCAGTGCGACGCACCGGCCGGCCTACAAGCACTCGACGTTTTCGGTGAAGGTCTGCCGGGCCATTGATCAGTTCGTCGATGATCTGATCGCCTGCAAGCGCCCCGTGCTGATGCTCACCGCGCCTCCGCAGCACGGCAAGAGCGCCCTCATCTCCAAATGCCTGGCGCCCTACCTGTTCGGGCGGTTGTCCGAGCACCTGCCGGTAACCTACATCGCCGGGGCGACCTATGCGATGACGCTGGGCCGACGGTTCGCCGGTGGCGTAAAGACCATCATGGGTTCGCCGGTGTACCGGGCAATATTCCCGGCGATGTCGATGATCGACTACAAGGGCAAAAACACCGCGGCCGACTTTGACGTGCCGAGCCAGGAACCGGGCGTGCCGGGCGGCTTCCAGTTCGTCGGTGTGCGCGGTGGTCTGACCGGCCAGCCCGTGCACGTGCTGTTTATCGACGACAGCGTCAAGAACACCACCGAGGCGCTCTCGCCAACGACGCAGGAAAGCAACGAGGCGTGGTTCGACGCAGTCGCCACGACGCGCATGCAGGAAATGAGCGGCACCGTACTCATCGGCACGCCGTGGTCATCGGGCGACCTGCTCGGGCGTACCCGGGCCAAGTACAAGGATGACCCCCGGTTCACGCTTATATCGTTCCCGGCGCTCAACTACCCTGACCAGATCGGTTACCGCGACGACCTGCCGCTCGGGCCGCTCGTGCCGCGGTTGCACTCGGAAACCAAGCTACGCGAAACCAAGCAGCACATGTCGGAATTTTGGTGGTCGGCGATGTATCAGCAGGTGCCGATGTCCGAGTATGGCGCCATCTTCAACAAGCAGTTCACCCAATACTATCGCCAGGCGGACGTTGCCAGGCTCACGTTCAAGCGCGTCGTGATGTCGGTCGATGCGACGTTCAAGGACAAAAAATCGAGCGATTACGTGTGTGTCGGCGTGTGGGGCCTGACGCTGGACGACCGCGCCTACCTGCTCGACTGGCGCCGCGAAAAGCTGGCCTTCGTCAAGACCGCCAACGCGATCATCGACCTGAAAGCCAAATGGCCGCGCACCTCGCGCATCTACATCGAAGACGCAGCCAACGGCCCGGCGCTGATCGACATGCTGTCGAAAAAGGTGCTCGGCATCGAGGCGGTGCCGCCGCTGGGCAGCAAGGAAGCCCGCGCGCATGCCGTGTCGTGGGTGTGGGAGAACATGCAGGTGTTTCTGCCCGATCCGCTGGAGCGCCCCGGTATCGTGCCTGTCGTGTCGGAGATTACGACCTTCCCCGATGTCAAGAACGACGACGCGGTCGACATGATGACGATCGCCCTGCATCAGCTGTTCCTCCGTTCGCCGATCGCCGCCATGATCACGAAAGACATTCTGGACCGCGCCAATGCGTGATAGCCTACACAACGCCACACGGAGCCTTCACCATGCCGTCTAAAAACCCTTACCTACGGGCGCAGAACATCCGGGAAACGCCTGACGGTGCGCGCGTGGGGCCAGACGTGACGCCGGTCGCTGCGATACGCGCACGATCCGCGTCGCTGACGGCGGACCAGAAACGGCAGATGGTGCAGAACGCGCTCGACAACGCGCCGGTGACACCGGACTCGCCGAGTCTGTCCAACGCGGCAAAGTACACGGTGGACCCCGAGCGCTACGCCAAGGGCGAACGCGCCGCGGCCGAGCATGCGCAGGATTACAACCTGATGGCCGGCAACGCCCTGTCGTTTGTGCAGGCAACGGGCTTCCCGGGGTTCCCCTCGCTCGCGCTGCTGGGCCAGCTGGCCGAGTACCGTTCGATGCACGAACGCCTCGCTGACGAATGCGTGCGGGCATGGGGCAAGGTCACCAGCACGGGCGGCGCTGACGACAACAAACTGATCGAGCTGACGGCCGAGCTTAAGCGCATCGACTTGCGCGGCGTCGTGCGCACGCTGATCGTGCAGGACCAGGCGTTCGGTCGGGCACACGCGCTGATCAAGCTCAAAGACGACGAGAAAAAGCTCGACCTGCCGCTGGTGCTCAAGCCCTATACGATCAAGAAAGGTTCGCTGGAAGGGCTGCGCACAGTCGAGGCATACTGGGTGACGCCGAACAACTACAACTCGATCGACCCGAGCAAACCGGACTTTTACAAGCCGTCGAGCTGGTGGATGCTTGGACAGGAAGCCCATTCCACGCGGTTGTACACGATGGTGAGCCGCCCGGTGGCCGACATGCTCAAGCCGGCCTACTCGTTCGCCGGCGTGTCGATGTCGCAGCTGGCGATGCCGTACGTCGATAACTGGCTGCGCACGCGTCAGAGCGTCAGCGACACGGTGAAACAGTTCAGCGTCTCCGGCGTGCGTACCGACATGACGCAGATGCTGGCGCCCGGTGGCGTGACCGATCTGGCCAAGCGTGCGCAGCTGATCAACGCCTATCGCGACAACCGCAACTTGCTGTTCCTCGATATGGCAACCGAGGAGTTTTTCCAGGTCAATACGCCGCTCTCCGGTCTGGCCGAGCTACAAAGCCAGTCGCAGGAACAGATGGCCGCCGTGTCCCACATCCCGCTCGTCATCCTGCTCGGCCTGTCGCCGGAAGGCTTGAACGCCAGCAGCGCGGGCGAAATCCGCGTGTTCTACGATTACGCGCTCGGCTATCTCAACGCCGTCATTCTGCCGTTCATCCTGTACGTGATCCAGGTGGCGCAGCTGTCGCTGTTCGGCGAAATAGATAACACGATCGGTTGGGAGTGGTTGCCGCTGATGCAGGAAACGCCCGCCGAGAAGGCCGAGCGCCAGAACAAGGAAGCGGACACCGACACGAAATACATCGAGGCTGGCGTGGTGCGCACCGAACAGGTCGCCGCCAAGCTGGAAGCCGACCCGGGGTCACCGTACGCGCGCCTGATGGCCGAGGAGGACATTACCGACCTCGACAGCACGGACATCGACGGCATCACCGAGCACATACTGGCCATGCAGCCACCGAGCGGTGCCCCGCCGCAGATCGCCAGCCAGGCCGGTAGCCCGGTTGCCGAACCGGCCAGCGGATCGAACAACCTGGCCACCACGATCACCAAGCCCCGCAACCGGCGCAAGGGAAACTGACCATGACACGACGACTCGAACCCTGCCCGTTTTGCGACGCCGACGACGCTACGCTGGTCCACCAGCAGCGCAAGGTCCGCTGCACACAGTGCGGCGCCGATGGGCCGGTGGGTGAGACGGCCGCGCAGGGCGAGCGGTTGTGGAACGTACGCGCCACACCACGCTCGCGCACCGTCGAGCGACGCCGGTTCGAGCCGCGCACCTTGCGCAGCCTGCTGGACTGACGGCGCGCACCGATGGAGCTCCGCGCGCCCGGCGAACATGACATCTTGCTCGCCAACCCGTTGCCGAACGCCGCGACCGAGCGCGTCTATCGCACGCTGATTACGCGCGAGATGAATGCCATGGGTGCCAGCTATGCGCATTGGGTCGCGCGGGCGTACCGGCGCGTGCTCGCGCGGGCGCAGCGCACCGGTAAGGTCATCGACCCGCTGCTGGCCGCCGATGCCCGGTCACCGCCCAAGGATCAGACCCGCGCGCTGTTTGTCGAGCTGAAACGGCTGGACGATTACTGGACGGTGCGCGTGAAGCGCTTCGCACAAAAGACCGCCACGCGCATGGCGCAGGATTGGCTCCGCGAGAACACGAACGCGTGGCAAATGAAGCTCAAGCGCAAGGGCTTCACGGTGAAGCTGCAGACCACGGCCAAGCAGCGCACCTTTCTGCAGGTGAAGATCAAGGAAAACGTCTCGCTGATCCGGTCGATACAGGAGCAATACCACAAGAGCATCGAGGGCGTCGTCGCGCGGGGCTTCCTGTCCGGTCGTGACCTGGCGACTGTGGCGAACGCACTGACCAAGGCGCACGGCGTCACTACGCGCCGCGCGGCGCTGATCGCACGCGACCAGGCGAACAAGGCCACGGCGCAGCTCAACAGCATGCGCCAGGACGAGCTGGGTATTAAACGCGCGACGTGGATACATTCCAGTGCCGGCAAGGAACCCCGGCACGAACACGTACGCGCGGGGCGTGAGGGGTGGGAGTTTGATACGCAGGTAGGTATCGACTTTGCCGACGGGTTCGGGTTCGTCAAACCTTCGGAAGCAATAAACTGTCGATGCAGTTCCCGAAGTCACATCCCGGCGCTTAAGCGCGGCGGCAATGCCAGTTACAAATTGATGGACCTCGGCAAGTTCAAGGGTGTGCTTGAACCGGCCGCCAGCGACGGTTAGCCGCGGTTACGCGTGAAGTTCGCGCGATAGGCTGCTGACGTATAACTTAACTCGCACCATAGTTTTCATCTATTGTTTACAAGGCAATGACGTGCGTTCTAGTATCGCGCCATGACCACGCTGCAGTTCGCTTTTGACAAACAGACGTCGCGCAGCCGCGACGCCGATGGGCGTATGCGCGTCAAGAACTGCATTCTGTCAACCGCCGAGGTCAACCCGTACAACGGGCGCGAGATCCCCGGATGGGAAGCCAAGGGGCTCGACCCCGACAAGGTCTACCATCTGCATCGCACGCCCGAGGCGCTCGCCGCGTCCGTGCCGACGTGGGAAGGTAACCCGCTCATGCTCAAGCATATCCCGAGCACGGCGAATGCGCCGGCCAAAGAGCACAAGGCCGGTTCGGTGCATTCGATCAAATTCGACGGCAAGCATCTGCGCGGTGACCTGCTCGTCGACGACGGCCAGGCGATTGACCTGATCGAGTCGGAAAAGCTGTCCGATCTGTCGGGCGGCTACCGCTACAAGCCGAACATGACGCTGGGCGTGACGTCCGACGGCAAAGCCTACGATGGCACGATGGACAATATCCAAGGCAACCACGTCGCGCTTGTCGACGACGGCCGCGCCACCGGTGCGCACGTCGCGGACGCTGCGCACAAAACCGTACTACTTGCCGGGGATGCTGCTGTGGCCAAGAAAGTCCAGGAAAGAGAACAGCAGGATAACCCCGCCTTGAACACCGGCGCAGCACCGGCAGCAAAAACCGCAGCCGCTGCACCCGGCGCTGCTGCACCAGGCGCAGCCGCATCAAGTGCCGCCCCGGCCGCGGTTGCGGCACCTGATAACGACGCACAGCTGGCGAAGGTGGGCGAAGCCCTCAAACACATCGCCACCCTTATCGAAGCAATTCAACAACCCCCCGGCGGAGACAACACCATGAGCAAGGCCAACGACAAAAAGACCGTCGAGGATCGCGAGCGCGCCCACGACGCCGAGTTGCGCAAGCGCTATAGCGAAGACAAGCGCCGCAGTGCTTTCGACAAGGCGCGCGACGAGATGGCCGACGACGCGAAGGAAGCCGAGGACGCCAAGGGCGCCTTTGACAAAGAGTGCGAAGACCGCAAGGCCGAGGACGCCCGCCGCGAAGCGTATGACGCCGAGCGCGACAAGGACGAAGCCGAGGACGCCAAGAACGCGTTGCCGGAGAAGGATGCGCAGGAAGGCAATGGCGCCCGCGGCGAGAAAACGCCACACGGTGCGATGGACGCCAAGAGTGTCGCCACTGCGATCGACGCGGCGGTGACTACGGCCGTGGCCGCCGAGCGCAAGCGCGCCAGTGCGATCGAAACCGCCACCCGCGACGTGCGTGATGTGCTGGGCGAGGTCTACGGTATGGACTCGGCCGACGCCATCTATCGCGCTGCGCTGGAACAGGCTGGCGTCGACCTGGCGGACATCCCGGCCGGCTCCGAAAAGGTCGCCTTTACCGCGTATAAGGCCGCAACCGCCAAGGCGGCACGACCGTCCGGCTATGCGCTGGACTCGGCCGCGGCGAACACCGAAAAGACCGGCAACCAGACGAACATCACCTCGTTGCTCAATCGCATCTCCGTCAAGGGCTAAGCAACGCCTACCGGCCTCGCTCGCTCTAACGGTACACCTTCACGCTTTACCCCTTACGGAGATAGCTCATGTTTCAGAATCAGGTTTGGATCAACCCCGCCGCCGCGTTGCCGGGCGACTTCGCATCGAGTAACCCGATGGATTTCAAGGTGTCCAGCTCGGGCCGTCTCGTTGCGGACGCCGCGGGCGTCACCGTCGGTCATTTCGCGGTCGTCAACAACGGCACCACGACCACCGGCACCGTTACCAGCCTACCGGCTGCTGCCGTCAACCCCGAACTGATCGTCTTCGTGCACCGTGAAGACAATGCCGGGATCGTGACCTACCTGGCCGAGGCCAGCAACGTCATCCAGCCGGGCAACCCCGTGTCCGCGTTTCGCACAGGCGATTTCTTCGTCAATGCCGACGTGATCACTGGCACTCCGGTCAACGGCGCCGCCGTATATTGGGACACCGTCACCGGTAACACCATCATCGGTGCGCCGGGCGCCCCGCCTGCTACCACGGTGGCCACCAAGTTTTTCCTTGTCTCGGACGCGGCCACTGTTGGCGCGACCGTGATCATCTCTGACCAGGCATAACCCGCGCGTTCAACCTGACCATTCTGGCCGAGGCCGGCAACGTCTCACTTTTGGAGCTACAACCATGCACGACAAGCAGCTGATTGCACAGTTGGCGCGCGCCGGCCTCGTACTGCCGTCTACCGTCACGAACGTCTCTTCGCCCGTTGACCAGTACGCAATGGATGCGGCGAGCCTCGTCCCGACGCTGGCCGGTGTGCCGAACGCTGGCATCCCGAACTACCTGACCACCTACGTCGACCCCAAGGTGATCGAAGTCACGGTCGCCCCCATGGCCGCCGCCGAGCTGATCGGTGAAAGCAAAAAGGGCGACTGGACCACGTTGGTTGCCGCGTTCATCCAGGCCGAGCCGACCACCCGCGTTGCCACCTACGGCGATTATTCGTCTGACGGCAGCTCGGATGCCAACATCAACTACCCGCAGCGCCAGAGCTACTTTTTCCAGACGTGGACCCGCTGGGGCGAGCGTCAGCTAGCCATGGCCGGTGCAGGCCGTGTGGATCTGGCGTCACAGCTCAATTACAGCTCGGCGCTGGGCCTGGCCAAGTTCCTCAACGCCTCGTACCTGTTCGGTGTCGCGGGCCTGCAGAACTACGGTCTGACCAACGACCCACGCCTGCCGACCCCTGTAGCGGCCGGCACCAGCTGGGCGACGGCTACGCCGGACGTGATCTTCAACAGCATCGTGGCGATGTTCAAGCTGCTGGCCGGTCCGACCCAAGCCAATGGCACCATCAAGCAGACCGACGAGCTGCGCGTGGGCCTCGACCCAACCGCACTGGCTGACATGAACAATGTCAACACGTACGGCCTGTCGGCGGCCAAGCTGATCAAGGACGCGTTCCCCAAGATGCAGTTCGTCATGGTCCCGGAATACAACACCGCGGCCGGTCGTCTGGTGCAGATGTGGGCGCCCAAGGTCGAAGGCCAGGAAACCGCCACGTGCAGCTTCACCGAGAAAATGCGTGCGCACGCGATCGAGCGTTACAGCTCCTACTTCCGGCAGAAAAAGTCAGCCGGCACGTGGGGTGCGGTTATATTTAAGCCTTTCGCCTGTTCGCAGCTTTTGGGCGTCTAGCGGTTAAGATTCGTACAGCTAGCGGTATGTAGACTAGCCCCACTCTAAACGGTGGGCTTTTCTTTGTGGACATCACGTTCTTTGTGTACCTTCTGACTTTCGCAAACGGCAAAGTGTACGTGGGCATGAGCCGCACGGACTCAAAAGGTCGTGACACGAACCGGTACTACCAACACGCAAACGCGGCACGAGTCGGCAAGCAAGGCTTCGTTTATAGCGCGTGGCGCAAGCACGGCCCGCCTGTGCAGACTGTCTTGTCCGCGCACGTCTCGCGCGAACTTTGCGCACTTGCCGAAATCGACGCGATCCAACAATACGACTCGATGAACCCGGCGGCGGGCTACAACCTAGCGCCCGGTGGCGAAGGCATGCATGCGCCAGTCGGTTCCGCCATGTACGAGCTAATGCGCGCGAAGGTGTGGAACAACCCGGAAACACGCAGCAAGATATCGGCTGCGCTGAAAGGTCGCCCACTACCGGACGCTACGCGTGAGGCGCAGCTGAAGTGGTGTCGTAGCGACGCCGGGAAGGCCTTTATACGCGGTGTGACAGCCCGGCCGGAAGTGCGTTCGCAGCTGTCTGCGAGCATGACTGAGCGGCTTGCGAACGGGTATCGTGAATATCTCGGCGACGTACAGCGCGGCAAGCCACGGAAGTTCACAGAGAAAGGCTGGGCGGCACGCCAAGCGAAGCGACTCGCGTGGCTCGATAGCGAGGTAGGCAAAGCTGCGCTGCGCGCCGGTTGTATCGCCATGCGGGCTAACCCCGATAACGAAGCCAAGCGAAAAGCAGCCGCCGCACTCTACTCGAATTCCGCCACCAACAAAGTGCACTGCGCCGAGATGGGGGCGAAGTCTCGCAAAGCAGTCAAAGACCTCGCCACTGGTGAAATGTTTGAATCCCGCACAGCAGCGGCTAAGGCGCGCGGTGTGACAGGTCCGACTATCGGCTATTGGGTGAAGCAAGGGCGATTTGTCTACGTTTGATCGTCTGCGCAAGTGACACCACCGCGCATTCTGCTGCTATGCTCGCGCCCGTGGGCACCGATTCACCGGTGCCAAACAGTGGCGCACACGGATGTGATTCAGAGCCCGGCTAGTCCGGGCTTTGTTTCGTTTGTACGTTGCCGGTGCCGTTACAATAGGCGCAGTACGTCGTCGCGCGCGCTCGGCCACCGGACACGACACGTGTGCCCAGACCGTTGCATACGGGGCAATCACTGCCTAATGGCGAAGGTACGTTCGCCGCCTGTATCGACTGCGCAGTTTGTCGCTCTAGCTGCAGCGCCACCAACACGCGAATGGCATAAACCGTGTCGATGGGTTCTATATCGTACTCACGCATGCGCGCTTCGTCGCGATGTAGCCTTGTAAGCAGTTCGCTTAAGTCGTTTGTCAGCTCATCGCCGCCGACAGACGGCGTCTGCGCGGCTTGCCATGCCGCCCACGCGTGACGCGCAAAGCCGGCCAGATACTCGCTGTGCTTGTCCAAACCCCATCCGATAGTGACGCCATCGGGTGCGAGACGGGCATTGTAGAACGCTTCCATGCGCAGCTGTTCGGCGGTTTTAGGTTTCGCGTCTTTGTGGCTCATGGCACAAGAAACGATGGCTTAGGCAGATGCAGCACTACGGTGCGGTTGTCGCGCGTGAAGTAGAGATTGCCGTCTTTCGCCGTGACTTCCACCAACTCCATAGTACCCCACGGCACGTCGAGATGTTTTAACGCGTTCTTAAAGTCCTCATAAAAAACATCAGCGTTCATAGCCGTCGCCCGTGCCGTTGCACGCCATACAAACTAGCGGACAGTCGCTTGGATTTAACAATGATCGGGCCGGCACTCTTCCTATGCCGTAGCACATATCACAGAGACTGCCTTGTAATGGGGTCGCGGACGCCGCCTGTATCGACTGCAGGAACGCGCGCAACGCCGCGTCCGACACACCATTGCGCAACACCGCGCCCGCGTAGGCGTCTAGATCACGACCGTCGGCTGTTGCGAGATTCATGTCGGGCTGTTTATCCGCAATCAACCGGATGGCATCCAGAAACAATTTGGCATGATCCTCCGGCGGCACAATACCTGTACCGCCTACGAGTTGCTGCAAGCCGTAAATAACACGGCCGCGCTCTAACAGGTCGGCGAATTTGCTCATGATCCACCTCGCACACGTACCCACACCAGATACAGGCCCATCAGCACGAGCGCCGCGTAAACGCCAATGGCCAGCAGCGACGCGGACAGGCTGTAGCCGCGCCGGCGCAACGTTTGACGACTCATGGCAGCACCCGACCGCACTGCGCACGATGCGCCGCCAGTTTCGTTTCGAGATACGCCTGGAGCTCGTCGTCAGACAGCGCTAGCGTGTCGACGATGGCCTCGGGCTTGCCGTCGTGCAGCAGACAGGCCAGCGCGCGCTGTTCGACACTACGCGTGGCATCCGCCCAGTAGTGATCGTTCATGCCGGCGGTCCTCCATACGGCATATCGAGCGTCAGCAGCGCAGCCAGCACGAACAACCCGACGATGACTGCCGTGGCAACCCATTGCCATTTGTCAAATGACGGTGGCCCGAGCGCGCGTTCCGCATCGGCTTCGCGCTGCAGCTCTTGGTACTGTTCGATAGGCTTCTTCATAGTCATTGTCCCGCCGTTCTCCTGTTGGTAAGTCAAATGTAAGCGTTAGTTGTGTGCGTGTCAACACTTTTTAGCATTACAATCGTGTCGCACCGCCAACTCATCCAAAGGACTCGCCAAATGGTCGCTAAGTCGTCACCCGCAGTAAAGTCCGGCAGCACATCGGGCATCAAGCGCGCTGCGCAATTCGTCACCGTTGCCTGCAAGCTGCCGCAGGGCATCCGCATTCACGTCGAGGGCCGCGAAGCGCCGTACCACTTCCACGGCACCAAGTCGCCGTTCGCTCGGTTCGGCTACGGCATGACCGACGTCCCGGCCGAGGTGTGGGAACAGATCACCAAACAGTACGGCCAGCGCAAGGGCCACGACCGCAACGGCAAGCCCTGCCTGATCCCCGAGGCGACCTGGCTGGCTAATCGCATCGTATTCGCCGCCAGTGCACCGGAAGATGTCAACGCCGAGGCCAAGGATCGCGAAAAGCTCAAGGTGGGCTTTGAAGCGGTGGATCCGAAGAAGCCCGAAGATACGCCTGGGGCATCGATCATTCAGCGCGAAGGCGCGGAAGATCCCGGCCTGCCCGCAGGGATGGAGTAATCGTGGGCGCGGTCGTCACTTTCGATCCGGCGGCATTCATCGTGCTATTCCCGGAGTTTGCGACGGTGCCGCCCGCGCGCCTCACGCTGCTGTTTACCCTCGCGCAGACCATGCTCGACAACACGGGCGCCGGGCCGGTCAATGATCCGACGCAGCAGACCACGTTTTTTCAGCTACTCGTCGCGCACCTGCTGACGATGTTCGGCCCATCGGTCACCACGGGCGGCCTCGGCGGTGGTGTCGCTAGCCTACCTAACGCACCAGTGGGGCGCCTGTCGCAGGCGACCGAGGGCACGGTGACCGCGTCCTACGACTACCCCGTCGTGCCGGGCAATCCGTCGCAGGCGTGGTATTTACAGACCAAGTACGGCGCGATGTACTGGACGGCCACGGCGCGCTATCGCTCGGCACAATACATGGTCACCGTGTCGCCCGGCACGGGTTACTCGCAGGATGCTATCGCCGCGCCGATCTACGTGCCTGGCGGCGTCTAGGCGCGCTCGTGAGCGTCAGCCGCAAAACCATCCCGGTCAAGCGCCAATACCGCAGCATGAGCGTCAAGGCAGGCGTGCTGGCCGGCTCGACGTACCCCGCGGACGAGTACACGAACCACAAGACCAAAGCAACCGTACAGGACAACCGCGGCGGCATGCCGACGGCCGTTATCGCGATGGCGCTTGAATACGGCAGTCGGCAGCGCGTCGCCCGACCGTTTATGCACTGGACCGTCGCCGAGAAACAGAAAACCTGGGTGCGCGATCTGCGCAAACTCATTCAGTCCGGCATGAGCCCGCCCGAGGCGTTTGCCACGCTCGGGCAGATCATGAAAGAAGACCTCCAGCACACCATCTCCACCTGGCCGGCGGACAACTCGACCGAGTGGGCCGAGATTAAAGGTTACAATCACGGGCTCCTCATGACGAGCCACTTGCTCAATTCGATCGAATTCGAGGTGTCTAATGGTTGAGGGATGGCGTCCGGTCGTCGGCTTTGAAGGCCAATACGATGTTAGCGATCTAGGACGCGTGCGACGCTGCGCGCGGCTTGTTGACCGTTCAAATGGGCACGCTTACCGCGTCGCAGAATTGGTTATTGCGCAGGTAGATTCGCCGCGCGGCTATAAATATGTCGGTTTCAAAGTTGCTCGAAATACCAACCGAATTTTTCTTGTGCACCGGTTGGTCGCGCAGGCTTTCGTGGCAAACCCAAATAGCTATCCCGACGTTAATCACATCGACCTAAACAAACTCAACAACGCACCCGCGAATCTTGAGTGGTGCACCAAGGCGTACAACACTGAGCACGCAACCGTCGGCGGTCGTTTTCACGGCCGCAGCAACCCTAACGCGCGATTTAAATTGCAGCCCGAAGACGTCGACATAATACTGTCCCGTCTAGCCGCGGGGGACCGCCAACACGCCATAGCCGACGATTACGGTGTGTCGCAGTCGCTCGTGAGCATGATAAAGTGCAAACGTTGCTGGCTTGCGCCGCCAGCGGAAGCGCGCACATGACTTTGAACCTGCACGATTGCGTTCGCGGCGCCATTCAGGGCGTCGTCGAGGACGTGCCCGGCACGGTGTACACCAGCTCGGGCTCAACCATCGTGCGCGGCATCGCGCAGCCCTCCTTTAGCAGTGCGCCGGCCATGCTGCAGCTGCAGGCACTGTCCAAGTCGCGCTTGCAGCATCTCAACGGCGCCAGCTACTCGGAAAGCCGGGAGACGATCTACGCCTACGGCAACCTCAATGATCTGGATCGCCCTGACCAAGTGGGTTCCGGCGTGGTGCAGATCACGGCCACCGGGCAGTGGTTCATGATCCTGCAGGTCGTCGAGTGGTGGCCCGGCTGGTGTCAGCTGGAAGTGACACGCCAGCTTAACGCCGCGAGCGTGCAGGCACTGATTGCGCAGATCACCAACGGGCAGAACCCGCCGGTGACGCCATGAGCGTGACGATTACCCCGAACGAGGATCAGATTTTCGATACCGTGTGGGCATTCATCGCCTCGCTGTTTGATCCTTCGCTGGCCGGGCAGATCACCAAGGCGTCACAGAATTTCACACCGACGCCGCTCAACACCTACTGCATCATCCAGCCCGGTGTGAAAATGCGCACCGACCAGGCCGTGCACGGCTACACGCCTGGCGCATTCTCCGGCGGCAACGCCTTTGGCACGCAAGACGTTTCACGTGGAACACAGTACAGCTACCAGTTCGACTGTTACGGGCCGTCGGCGCCCGATTGGGCAGACATCATCGCGATCGCCTGGCGCTCGATGTGGGCGGCGGACTTTCTCGCGTACGGCTTCGACCTCAACGGCATCGCGCTCGCCGCGCAGGGCCTGGCCCCTCTGTTCGCCGACGAACCGCAGCAGCTGACGATCACGAACGCCGAGCAGCAATACGAGCAGCGATTCATGGGCCGGCTGTATCTGCAGGCGCACCAGGTCGTCAGCCTGCCGCAAGGCTTTTTCAACACCGTTCCGGGCGTGGTCATCGAGCCACCCTCGAACATGCTGGGCGAGGTCAGTTAACGCAATTTGATAAACGCGCCTGGCAGTTTGCACGCGCCTAATTGCGTTTCGTCGTCTTTACCGTAAGCGATCAACACCATAGGGCCGCCGCTGTTTCCCTTTGCGCGTGTACCGTCCGGGTAGTGAAAATGCGGCCGGTACGCCAAGAACAATAACGCGGACGCGCGAGGCCACACGTAACGCATGAACATTTGCGTTTCAGTGCGTGCAAATACTAGCGCCGTGCCACACCCGTGCTCGGCCATCTTTTTCAGCCACAACGCCGCGTGCTTACCGTAAGGCGGGTTTAGCCACACGCGGTTAAACCACGGTAATGTGAGTCCGTTTTGTTCAGGCAGTGCATAATGATATAGCGCCGTCGGCCAGGGTCGTTCGTGTTCCGGTTGTGCGCACGGATCTAACGAAAAAACGCCCAACGCTTTTATAATTTCGGGCGGTGTGAGCCATACGTGCGTAGCCGCTTTGGGTCGCGCTTTGTACGGGTGCGGCATGGCGCTATCTCGTGCTGTTGTCGGTAAGCACAATGTAAATATATCTTGTGTACGTGTCAAGCGTCACGTATCGCGCTAATGTAAATATCATTACTGCTTCACGCCCCATAAGCTAGCGCCTACCGCGCCTGTTTGCGTCGGCACCGCTGCTACACCCTTTTGGAGCCCATCCATCGTGACCACGCAAACGACGATACCGCTTAACCATTTTGTGTCGATGTCGCCGGGCGTGATTGGCGCCGGTGGCACCCCCGGACTGCTCACTGGCGTCGTGCTGACGTCCGACCCGTCCGTACCGCCGGGCTTTCTGCTGACCTCGTTTGCGACCGGCACCGCCTCGGCGTGGTTCGGCCCGACCGCACCGGAAACGGTCGCGGAGAACAACTACTTCCCTGGCATCCTCAACGGCGGCCAGCTGCCGTACCAGCTCGTTTACGCCGCGTTCGCTGCAGCCGCAACGCAGGCTGGTTCTTACGGCGCCCAACTGACGGGCCTGACGCTGGCACAGCTAAACGCCTTCGCCGCTGGCACGCTGATCGTGACCGTCAATGGCACGCTCTACACGTCCGCGTCGATCAGCCTGGCCGCCGCGACCTCGTTCGCCAACGCCGCGACGCTGATGACGGCCGGCTTCACCTCTCCGCCATTCGCCATCACCTACGACACGCAGCGTAATCGCTTCCTGCTGCTCAGCACGCTTACCGGCACCGGTGCGACGTCCTCGGACGTCTCCGGTACGCTGGCCGCGAACGTGGGCCTGTCGAACGCGTCCGGTGCGTTTATTGCCGAGGCCGGTGTGCCGATTGATACCCCGGCCTCGGCGATGGCCCGTCTGACCTCGCTGACGACCAATTTCGGCACGTTCACGACCGCACTGACGCAGGCGCTGTCCGTGCGCCAAGCGTTCGCCGCGTGGAACACGCTGCAGAATTTCAATTACGCCTACATCGCGTGGGACACTGACGCGGCCGACCTGACGGTGAACAACGCCGCCTCGTTCGGTGCGATCGCCTTTGCACAGCCGTATCAGGGCACCGCACCGGTGTATGGCGGCATCGATACCGCGTCAGCGATCATGGGTTACGCCGCCTCGATCAACTACAACATCATCAATGGCCGCACCACGCTGGCTTTCCGGCAGTTCCTCGCCGGCACGGCGGCGACCTGCTCGACGCTAGCTGCCGCGGCGGCGCTCGAATCGAATAACTACAGCTATATCGGCTCAGCGGCCAACTCGGCGAACCAGTGGACCATCGCCTACCCCGGCAAGGTATCCGGCGCATTCCTATGGCTCGATACCTACCTCGACCAGATATGGCTGAACAAGTCGGTCCAGCTGGCACTCTTCACGGCGATGCTGGCTTACAACTCGCTGCCGTACAACCAGGATGGCTACACCAAACTGTACAGCGCCGTCGCCGGTGTGATGGTCGCCGGTGTGAATGCCGGTGTGATCGTCCCGGGCGTCACGCTGTCGCTCAGCCAGGCGCAGCAGGTCGACAATGCGGCGGGCCGGATCATCTCGACCAACCTGCAGGCGCGCGGCTGGTATGTCCTCATTTCCGAAACCTCGGCACCGGCACAGACGCGCGCCGCGCGCCAGTCGCCGCAGTGCACGGTCTTTTGGATGGATGGCGGCAGCATTCAGCAGTTGACCGTCCAATCTCTCGCGATCATCTAAGGACTGACGACAATGGCAGGCACACTTACCACCGCTAATGCCGTCATGGCCGCGACCGTCGAGGCGCTATACCCCTCGGCCACCAGCCTGCAGGGTTGGGCGGCCGATGACGCGTGGGATCCTGAGGCCGTCGAGAACGGCGAATACAGCTATGGCATCGACGGCAAGCTGTCGGCCGGCTTCGTGTTCAACGAGGTTCCACTGGCCATCATGCTGCAGGCGGATTCTGCGTCCCTCGTCACGTTCGAGAACGTGTGGGGCTACGAGTTCACCAACCGCACGAAGCTCGGATGGGACATCGTCATCACAGCGACTGCGCTGGGTCGGCGTTACGAATACAAGGGCGGCTTCATGCGCTCCTACAAGGCACCGGCCGGCAAAAAGACTCTGCAGCCGGGCGTCGCCAACTTCGTGTTCGCCCAACTGCAGATTTCCAACCTCTAAGCCATGGCACACGCGGCCGGCATTTTGTTTATGCACAAGGGCCGCGTGCTGCTGCTCAAGCGGAGCCCGCTGGCCGCTGATGCGCCGAACACGTGGGGCTTGCCGGGTGGTCACATCGAACCGGGCGAGTCGCCCGAGCAGGCCGCGCGGCGCGAGACGTGGGAGGAAACCGGCAAGCGTCACGCCGGCACACTGCACCACCTGCTGACCTCGTCCGACGGCTTCGTGTGCTACGGCGCGGCGCTAGCCAAGTCGTTTGTGCCACGCCTCAACGACGAACACACGGCTGCCCGCTGGGCGCTGATCAACAAACTTCCGTCCGGCATGCATCCTATGTTCTTGGAGCTGCCGACCTTGTTGCCCACCACGAAAGGAACGCCACCATGAAACATACCGTCACCGGTGCCAACCGCCAGATGTTTACCGTTTTCCTCGTCGTCTGCATGGCCGTACTGCTCGCCGGCTGCAGCACCATCAAACCCGCGTCAGCCGCGACACCGGCGCAGATCGCCGCGGCCGTGTGCCCGGTCGTGCAGAACGACATCGCCACGTACCAGGTGATCTTTGCCACCAGTTTGCCGGCGTCGAACCTGGCCAAAGTCAGCGCCGACCTATCCAAGGCTGCGCCGGTAATCGCCGCGCTTTGTAGTGGCACATCGACGGTCAGCACCGCCAGCGTGCAGGCGTTCATCACCACCGGCTTACCCGCCTTGGCTGACACCATCAACTATTTACCGTTGTCCGCCTCGCAGAAAGCCAAGGTGACGCAGGATCTGCTCATCGCCGAGCTAGCCGTCGGTGTCGTGGGCGTGGTCGAGTCGCAGCTGCAGGCACCGGCCGCGGCCAGCTCGGCGCCAATCGTGCCATTGCCTACACTTGCCAAGTAATACGCTGACCCTTCCCGCCACTCTCAGGAACGCGCATGTCTGACGAACCCGAAACCAACACCCCGGCCGCAGTCGTGACCGAAACCCCGACCGAGCCGGTGACCGAGCCCGTGACGGATACGACCGTCCTCGACGAGCCTGCCCACGACGAACCGGCTGCACTGCCCGCACTCGTGCACGGCGTTATCGTGCGTGACAATGCGGCCGTTGACGGCGTCAGCAGCGGCCCGTTCGGCCACATGGATGCGGTTGTCGGCACCGGTGGTGCGGATGCCGCGACCGATGCGGCGGCAACGCCCGCACCCGGCGGCACCGAGGCGGCCGCGGCAGCGATTGCGACCGGTACGCTGGTTGTTGAGCCGGCGGGCGTGGTGGACGCGACCACGGGCGACGAAGTGGACCCGGCGACCGTGCCGGCCAATACCACCGTTGACCCCGTGCTGCCCGATACCGCAGACGACGCGCATACCACGCTGACTGAGACGCCGGCTATCGAGCCGGACATCGTGACGCCCGCCGGTACGCCGGTCGCCAGCGAGCCTGCTGAGTAACCGGACGTGCAGCCCGTCGACTACGCCCGGCTCGCACAGCGGGCCTACGCCGATGCCCCGACCGTAGGGCAGTCGGTCAGCGCTTCGCGTATGCACGCCTATGCCATTCCGGACACTACCGACGTCGTGCACGTCTTCCGGGGTACTGATGACTTTCAATCCCTGCTCGCGGACGGGGACATCACGACGACCTACGTCGAAGGGTTGGGCCACGTGCATGCCGGGTTCTACCGTGCGCTCGCCGTGATCCTGCCAGCTTGCCTGGCGCTACCGCGGCCAGCAGCCGTCGCGGGGCACAGCCTTGGCGCGGCCATGGCTATCCTCTACGCGGGCGTGCTGGCGCTGGTGAGCGGCCCGGACGTGGCGCCGGTGCCGGTGTATGCGTTCGAACCGCCACGGGTGTCTGCCGACGACACGCTAAGCAAGCTGCTCATCGCCAAAGCGGTGCCATGGTTCGCCTGTCGCAATGGTCGGGACATCATCCCGCAAATACCGCCAACACTAGCCCACGCCGGGCCCGTGACGGCGATCGGTACGGCCGTGCTGCCGTTCGACAATATCGAGGACCATCAAATCGCGCGCGTCGTTGCGGCGCTCGCTGGCGCCGTCGTCTGACAAAAAGAAACCCACCGGTTAAAGTGGGTGTTCGATCGGGTAGTGAGCCCTCCCGCGCCAACTCGCGCACATATCGGCGGTCTATGCGGTTCCCTTCCAGCCTTTAACGTCGGCGCTTGCTATCTACGCCATGCGCGGTGCGTTCACGTCAGCGGACTTAGCCGGCCGCAGCTCCGGTGACAAAAAGAAACTGCCGGTGGGGTGCCGGCAGTGAGAAACGCTACCGCACCTCACGGTGGGGTCGTCACGTTGTCTATTTTCCTGTTGTTTTGTCGACCGTTACGCATGCATCGCGAAATACACAAGGCGGCCCAGTACTCCCGCCTCCACCACTGAATATCGCCGTATGCGCCGTTTGGGTGGCATCTGGTGTTTTTGCCGGCGGCACGTGCACCACGCGTTCGCGATTGCGCCGTGCGGTACGTGCTGCAGCATAGCGTACGCACCAGGTGCAGGCGCGCCATACGGACACCAGCAGCGTGAACAGCCAGCTGCCGATATACAGGCAGCTGGCTACCAGCACCGCGAGCGCGGCGAGTACAAACAGGACGTTAAACTCGGCAATGAAATAGTCAAGTGTCATGATCAGGCTGCCGCAAGCGCGTCGAGTGCTTTCACGTGGTTCGCACGGTCGGCATCGGTGAACGCCATGATGTTCTTGCCCTCAAGCCCGGCCGCCGCAAAGCTCTTTTCGTACGTGCCAACACCGTGCAGGGCAATGAAATTGCGGCAGAGTTTCAGGTGCTCGACGTCCGACGGTGCGGCACTGGACGCAGTAGGCGTGGTGGGTGTCTCGGGCTTGAGGTTGTCGAGTGGCTGCGGGTCGGCGACCACGGACGCTACGCGCTCGGCCTGGGTGTCGGCGTTCGAGTGGTCAAACGTCACTGGTGGTTCGCCCGTGCCGCTAGCACCACCCTGACTACCGCCCGCGGCCGCGGCCGCCTCGGCGTCTTTCTCGGCCTTGGTTTTGCGCGGCTTACGGCCGCCGGTAGGTGCAGGTGTATCGGTGCTCTTAGCTTCCGGCTCGTCCGCGTTGTCTTGCGGCGAAGTGCCACCGCCTGCACCCACGACCGACTCGGCGCTCTCGTGCGACGCCCGCCCGTGTACCAAAAGTTGCGCGTCAAGCAGCACACCCGTCGCGGGTTGCGGTTCAGGCTGGCTACCCACGTTGCGCGTGGTAAAAAGAAAATGCACAAACTCTTCGAGTTCGGTGATCGAATTAAATTCAAATTTCATGGTTTGGCGATCCTGTTGATGCGTTAAAGCGTGGGAAGTGATCAGGCGCGCGCGGCGGCGGCCCGGTTGAATTGGGCGTTGCGGATCACGGTCAGCTGGCGCCGATGATGCTCTTCGTTCGCCCGCACGGCGTCGATCAGGCGCATCGTGCGCTCCACATGCAACACGTTCGTGTTGCGGATGGTGTATATCGCCCGCAGCGACGTTTTCAAAATCTCCGCCGACTTGACTACCGTCAGTGCGTCGGTCAGATCGGTCACCGTCCACTCTTCGAGCGGGAGTGTGGAATAGTCGGAAGGTCTGCGCACGGTGTTCATTTTCTTATATCTCTGTAAAGGGATGTGCAGTGGAGCGTAACGTTAAATGATGATTGACGCAACCTATCGCTAACGCGCAGACGCTATTTGGTGCCGACGATGGCATTCACCTCGGCGACCAGGCTGACCGGCACCATCGCGCGCACCGGCGGATCAAACGCCGGGAACCATTTCTTGCCCGCCGGCCACGTCTCTTGCAGCTGTTTGTCGGTCGTGACACTGGCCAGCAGCGTGATCAACTTGCTACGCAAAGCCCGGCGCTCGTTTTCAAGTTCAATGTCGGTCGTTGCTAGCGCCTTGGCGCGGTCATACAGCGGGTGTGCCTTGTCGACCGTCACGTCGGGCTTGTGCAACGGCCAGGGCTGTGACTTGGTCATCTTGAAACGTGCTGACGCCTCGGGTGGTGTGTCCAGGCCAAGCGTCGAGTAGCGGTTACGGTGCGTGAAGTCCGGGTGTTTGATAGACAATTCGCTGTAATAGTTCACCCATCCATCGGGTAGTTTGGCGACCAGCGCGGCGACCTTGCCATACTCACGCGTGTAGAGCGCGTCGGCTAGCTTGGTGCGCGCCGCAGCAAGTGCCGCCGTCCGTTTGGCAAACGTGTCCTTGACGCATTTGTCGATGATGTCTTGCCGCATTTCGTTCGTGATGCGCATGGCGTGTTACTCCGTCTCGGTGAGGTAAAGGAACGCGCAGCCCGGCGATTTCAACTCGATCAACGCCGCCAATGCGATCGAGCATGCCAGGTTCAAAAACTCATCAGCGTCGGCGGCGGCGGCGGCGGCGGCGTCGGCGGCGGCGTCGGCGTAGGCGTCGGCGGCGTAGGCGTCGGCGGCGTCGGCGGCGGCGGCGGCGGCGGCGGCGGCGGCGGCGTCGGCGTCGGCGGCGTCGGCGTCGGCGTAGGCGGCGGCGGCGTCGGCGTCGTCGGCGTCGGCGTCGGCGGCGGCGGCGTCGGCGGCGGCGGCCCATGCTGCGGCGGCGGCGG